ATCCCCAAGATTTACGACACACAGCGCATTGCGCGCATCATTGGCGTTGATGGTGAAGTCAGCATGGTCAAAATGGACCCTATGCAGCAAGAGCCTGTCAAGGAAATTCGTGACCAAAATGGCGGTTTGATCGAAAAAATATACAACCCGTCAATCGGCACATACGACGTTATGGTCACTACTGGCCCCGGCTACATGACCAAGCGTCAAGAGGCGCTCGATGCCATGTCGATGATCCTGCAATCCAACCCGCAGCTTTGGACTGTGGCCGGCGATCTGTTCATCAAGAACATGGATTGGCCCGGAGCGCAGGAAATGGCGAAACGGTTTAAGAAAATCCTTGATCCGAAAGTCTTGGAAGAAGGCGATCAATCGCCTGAAATCATGGCTGCCAAGCAACAGATTGAAGCCTTGTCGCAAGAACTCAACCGTGTCTCTGACATTATGGAAAACATCCAAGACAGCGCGGAACAGCAAAAAATCGCTATCGACAAGTACAAAGCTGAAGTGCAGGCTTACGAAGCTGAAACCAAGCGCATTTCTGCGGTACAGAATAGCATGACACCTGAACAAATTCAGGATATTGTCATGGGTACAATTGCAGGCGCACTGGATACAGGCGACTTGATCGGCGGTTCACCTGAAATGCGCGAAGTACCGCAGATGGACGAACAGATGGCTGAAAGCCACATGATGCCCGACGGCCAGATGATGCCGGATAACAAAATGCCCGAACAAGCCCCTGAAGGAATGATGTCATGAGCGCCGCCAATTTTGTAGGTACACTATTTCTTGCGCGCGATGTAACCCATTCGACGCATCTGAACACGCGCAGTTATGCAAAACACAAAGCACTGCAAAAATTTTATGAAAACATAATTGGTTTAGCAGACGATTTTGCAGAAGCATATCAAGGAAAATATGGTCTAATTGGCCCTATTACGCTTATGACAGCTAAAAAAACCAACAACATTATTGAGTTTCTTGAAGGTCAAGTAGACGAACTTCAGGAAATGAGGTATAAAGTTGTCGATAAGGATTGCACCCCCTTGCAAAACATTATCGACGGAATTTTTGGGTTGTATTATGCGACCTTGTACAAACTGAAATTTTTGGCTTAGGATAATATGTATGTCTGCTAATTTTACCGCTTTGAGTGCCACCGCGCAAGTTAAGATTGGTCTTGGCAAGCTGAAGGGTATCTTTGTGTCTTCAGGCACTAGCCCTACTATTGCTGTTTACGACTCCGCAACGGCGTCTACCGGCGATCCGCTTGTTATAGCAACTTTTACTGGGGCTACCCCCGGTAACTATGTGTTTACCGGCGACGCAGACGGCGTGGTATTTAGCAAGGGTTTGTATATCGTTCTTGGCGGCACAACACCTAAAGTTTCTGTTTTTTACGAATAATATCGTAATTAGCGCGCTATTTTTAATGTGTAAGGACATTCCATGTCAGTATTTCTTTCCCCTTTAGGTGGCGCCGCCGCTCAGTTTTTTGATAGTAACGGCGTTATCCTGTCGGGCGGTAAGATATATACCTACGCAGCAGGCACAACTACGCCGCAGACAACTTACACTAGTTCGTCAGGTGCTACGGCGCACGCAAATCCTATTGTTTTGGATAGCGCAGGACGCGTACCGGGCGGTGAGATTTGGCTGACTAACGGTCTGGTATATAAGTTTACCATTGAAACATCGGCAGCCGTTTTGCTTGGTACATACGACAATGTGTCAGGCATAAATGCAATATCAATTAACGCTACTAATGTTGAATATGATCCGCCGTTTACGGGTGCGCTCACTAGCGGCTACACAGTAGCGGATAAACTAGAACAGACTGTTTCAGTTAAAGACTTCGGCGCAGTTGGCGATGGCGTGGCAAATGATACCGCGGCAGTTCAAGCGGCAATCACCGCTTCAAACGCAGTATATTTCCCCGCCGGCACTTACCTGATGACCGCTGCTATTACTGGTGGAAACAAGAGCCTTAGTTTAATGGGCGACGGCATTGGCGTAACCGTGCTGCGCTGGTCACAAACTGGCGGGTTTGATTTATCATTTAACGACACGCTCCAAAAACTTACAATTAATAATATGTCGCTTCAAGCTGCAAAAGCCGACGCAGGTACGGCAATTTCAGCCGCATGGCCACTCGTATCGTCTTCGACATACCCAAGCACCGTAATAGAAAACCTTGAGATTATCCCCGCCGACGGCCCTACGCAGTATTGGGCAAACGGGATAATTCTGGAAAATGCTTGGAATGGCAAGATTGATAACGTCCTTATCCGCGGGAAAAACAACTCCTTAGATATGGATCAGGCCATTGCGCTGTATGGTCGGTCTAACGACTTTATTATCTCTAACGTGTTTATTTATTTTTCCAAAGAAGCTGTTTCAACAGGCGCGACTACCGAAGGAACGCTCTGGTCAAACTCAAAAGTCATATACGTAAACTATGGCGGAGTATTTTCTGGATCAGTCTCAGCGCCGGGTCTTACTGTGCGCGATGTTCACATATCTTCGTTTATCGCCGGCGTCATTACTGATAATAAACCCCAATCCTGTATTAGCGGCTGCTTGCTTTACAAACGCGCAGAAAGCACGGTTACTTGGGTAGGCATACAGTATTCCGCTGGTAGCGATGACACCGTGACAACCGATAACTGCTTTGTGGAAGAAGGCGGAGCAACAGGGGCGACTGTAGCAATAGTTATGGTGGCTGGCGAAAGACATCTTGTATCAAACAATGTCGGTCAGAACATGGACACTTTGGTTGAAGCGCAGGCTGGCGCTTCTAATTATACTATTACGAATAACCGCCGCGTGAACGGAACAACAACTATATTAGCAAGCGGCACTGGCACAAACGTCATTAGTAACAATATGCCCATTGATGGCGTCACAACTTTCACTGCTAATGCAACAACACCAAGCGTGCTTAATTCTCCAAGCAACTTTTTTAATACGGCAAACAGTACTGCCACGACAATCACTAATTTTGCTGACGGCTACACGGGTCAAACAATTTCCGTATGTGCAAACGATGCCAATACAACCGTTCAAAACAATGCAAATATATCCCTTCAGGGCGCCGTTAATTTTGTGATGACAAGTGGCGCTATTCTTACGCTTCGACGCGACCCCGGCTTATGGCGGGAAGTTGCGCGGCGGACAGGATAACTAAGATTGCCAGACTGCATCAAATAATGTAGTCTAGCTTACAACCGTACTGATGCGGCTCATCAGGAACTCTTTAAGGGTTAACCATGGACGATAATGTCTTTACCGAAGCGGATGCCTCCGCGCCAGAACTCGAAGCCACGGCAGCAATCGAGCCTGTAGAAAACACGACGCCGGAAGAGCAGTCTGCTGATCAGGAAGCACCTAAGACTTTTTCACAAGAAGACTTAGACGCCATCGTAGGCAAACGACTCGCAAGAGAGCAGCGTAAATGGGAACGCGAACAGGCTCAAAGGGCAGAGGAAGTGCAGGCACGGCAGCAGCCGATCCATGACATAACCCCTGAACAATTTGAGACTTATGAGGATTACGCAGAGGTTTTGGCCGAACGTAAAGCCGAAGAAATGCTGGTACGCCGTGAAAGGGATACCCAGCAACGTGCAATGCTAGAGTCTTATCACGAACGTGAAGAGGCGGCGCGGGACAAATATGATGACTTTGAACAAGTCGCATACAACCCCAACCTTCCGATCACCGACGCAATGGCAATGGCAATACAAGCATCCGACGTTGGCCCCGACGTGATTTATCACTTAGGTATCAACACTAAAGATGCCCAGCGTATTTCGCGTTTAGACCCCATTTTGCAAGCTAGGGAAATTGGAATGATTGAGGCGCGGCTTTCAGCCGAACCTACATTCAAAAAAACATCTAACGCCCCTGCACCTATTGCACCTGTCAACGCCCGCACCGCTGGTGCGCCAACATTTGATACGACAGACCCACGGTCAGTAAAGTCCATGAGTACGTCAGATTGGATTGAGGCAGAACGGCTACGGCAGATCAAGAAGTACGAGGCACAACGCAACCGATAAATTAGGATTATTTCCATGAGTAACTCGATTTTAACCATCGACATGATCACGCGTAAGGCGCTTGAGATTCTCGAAAACAACTTGGTTCTTACACGTAACGTAAACCGTCAGTACGATGACAGCTTTGCTGTTGAAGGTGCTAAAATTGGTTCAACCCTGCGTATCCGTCTTCCAGACCGCGCACTTGTAACTGATGGCGCAGCCCTTCAGGTACAGGATGACAACGAGCAGTTCACAACTCTGACCGTTGCCAACCAGAAGCACATCGGCGTTAACTTCACGACTGCTGAATTGACCATGCAGCTTGACGATTTCGCAGAGCGCGTTCTCAAGCCACGTATCTCGCAGCTTGCTTCCAGCATCGACGCTGACGTTGCAAATGCGTACGCAACCATCGGTAACACTGTTGGCACGCCCGGCACTACGCCATCGACTTCGGCTGTTCTTCTTGCTGCACAGCAGAAGCTCAACGAAAACGCTGCCGTAATGTCGCCACGTTATGCCACTGTCAACCCAGCCGCTAACGCTGGTTTGGTCGAAGGCATGAAGGGTCTTTTCAACCCAACCGACACTGTCAGCAAGCAGTTCAAGAACGGCATGATGGGTACTGGCGTACTTGGTTTCGAAGAAATCAATATGTCGCAGTCCATCAAGCAGTTCACCACTGGTTCGCGTACCGCAACTGGCGGAACGACTTCGGCTGCTGTCACGTCGGAAGGCGCGACCACCATTGCCATCACTGGCGCTGGTGCATCGGCTACCGTTAAGGCTGGCGACGTGTTCACTGTAGCTGACTGCTTTGCTGTCAACCCACAGACCCGTGAAAGCACTGGTTCGTTGTTCCAGTTCGTTGCTCTTGCTGACGTCACGCTCAGCGGCGCTGGCGCTGGCAACATCACTGTTGCAGCGGTCTACTCGGCTGCTCACGCACTTGCCACTGTCAACACACTGCCCGGCAACAGCAAGGCAATCGTGTTCGTCGGTGCAGCTTCTACGCAATATGCTCAGAACCTCGTATACCACAAGGACGCTATCACCTTCGCAACCGCCGACCTTCTGCTCCCACAGGGTGTAGATATGGCTTCGCGTCAGGTGCATAACGGCATCTCGCTCCGCGTTGTTCGTCAGTACGACATCAACAACGACCGTATGCCTTGCCGTATTGACGTTCTGTACGGCTACAGCACGATCCGTCCGCAGATGGCTTGCCGTCTTTGGGGTTAATCTAATACCGGCCCCCAGTTCGCTGGGGGCCAAACTTTTTTAAGGATTTTTAATATGCCTACTTTACCTAATGGCGCCGGCGGCTATCAACTTGGCGACGGCAATCTGACCGAAGTCAACATGACAACGTCGCCTATCGCTACTGCATACACCGCAGCAGCTACACTAACTGCTGCTGATTTGGGCGGCGGTCTGGTTGTTTACACTTCTTCAAGTGCAGCCGACCTCACACTCCCAACGGTTGCTATTGTTAACGCAACCATCAGCAGCGCAAAAACTAACTCAGCGTTTGATGTTGCTTTGGTTGCTACCAGCACAGGCGTTCCTACTATCGTAGTTGGCACAGGCTGGACGCTGGTTGGTTCAGGCGCTGGCGTTGCTTCTAAGAGCGTATTATTCCGCGCTGTTAAAACTGGCGACCTTACGTACAACCTGTACCGTATCGCTGGCTAATAGGTTTGCCCCGGCTACGGTCGGGGCATCCTTTTCAGGAGAAAATCAATGGCTAATACAAAATCTATTGGTGTTGCTTTCCTCGACCAAGATATTATTGGCGCTCAATATCTCTTGGCTGACGAGCAACTCGGCTACACCGCCGCAGCACAAGGCACAGTCACGCAGGCGACAGATAAGTCAACTGCCGTCACGCTGAACAAGTCTGCTGGCCGTATCACTATGAACAACGCGTCTCTAACCACTGCAACTAACGCTACGTTCACGCTGAACAACAGCTTCATTTCTGCAAATGACACTGTTATTCTTACTATCTCTGGCGGTCAAGCGACCGCTGGATCATACAACGTGTTTGCTAACTCTTTGGGTGCAGGCACTGTCAGCATCACGCTACGCAACATTTCTGGCGGTACGCTGTCGGAAGCAGTAGTACTTAACTTTGCAATCATTCACTGCGTTTAACTAATTTGGGCGGCTTTCGGGCCGTCCATTTTTAAAGGTTTTTTATGGCCGTTATCTATCTTGTTCACGATGTCCACGGGGCAAAAGTTGCTATCTCAGAAGAAGAAGCGATTTATGATGAAGATTTCGGCTGGGAACGCTATAATCCTGACGTGCCTGTAAAGGCGTCAATCAACGAAATGCCGGCAGCCAAAGGTCGCCGCCGCACAACGCAGGAAGATTAACCAATGGCAACTGCTGGTGACATAATTAATGGCTCGCTTAGACTGCTAGGTGTTCTGGCAGAAGGCGAAGTCCCATCGGCAGAAACGTCGCAGGACGCACTGCGCGCCATGAACCAGATGATTGATAGCTGGAACACAGAGCGCCTGTCCGTCTTCTCGACACAAGACCAAGTGTTCACATGGCCTGCCAGCGTGCTTTCGCGCACGCTTGGGCCAAGCGGTGACTTTGTTGGCAACCGCCCTGTGCTACTTGATGACAGCACTTATTTTAAAGACCCCGGCACTGGCGTCAGCTACGGCATCAAATTCATTAACCAGCAGCAGTATGACGGCATTGCGGTCAAGACCGTTACATCGACATACCCGCAAGTGCTTTTTATTAATATGACATATCCTGACATTGATATGTACATCTATCCAAAACCCACACGCGCTTTGGAATGGCATTTTATTTCTGTTGAAGAACTTACCCAGCCTGCGTCGCTTGCAACCACACTGCATTTCCCGCCCGGCTATCTCCGTGCGTTCCGCTATAACTTGGCGTGCGAAATGGCGCCTGAGTTTGGCGAAGAGCCATCAGCACAGGTTCGCCGGATTGCTATGTCGTCGAAGCGTAACATCAAACGTATCAACAACCCTGATGACATCATGTCGATACCGTACAGCCTCATTGCTTCACGTCAGCGGTTTAACATCTACGCTGGGAACTACTAATGAAGACGCCGATCTTGGGGTCGGCGTATGTCGCTAGAAGCGTCAACGCCGCCGACAACCGCATGGTCAACCTGTTTCCTGAGATTGTCCCAGAAGGCGGTAAAGAACCCGCGTTCCTTCAGCGCGCACCGGGGCTAACTGTTCTGGCTACAATCGGCAGCGGCCCTATTCGCGGGTTGTGGACATACGGTGGCTACGGTTACGCAGTATCAGGTAGCATATTGTATCAGATAGACAGCAACTGGAACGCGTATGCCAAAGGTAGTGTGGGTGGCCTTGGCCCTGTCAGCATGGCTGACAACGGCACACAGCTATTCATTGCCGCTAACCCGCAAGGCTACATCTACAACGCCAACACTGATGTGTTCCAGCAAATCTCCGACCCAGACTTCCCCGGCGCGGGTACGGTCGGATACATCGACGGCTATTTTACGTTCAACGAACCCGGCACACAAAAGATTTGGGTTACGCAGCTATTGGATGGAACAAGTGTTGATCCGCTAGAGTTCTCCAGTGCCGAAGGCAACCCAGACAATGTTGTTGCGGTTTTTGTGGATCACCGCGAAGTTTGGGTGTTTGGCACAAACTCAACCGAAGTCTGGTACGACGCAGGGCTTCTCGACTTTCCGTTGGCCCGTATTCAAGGTGCGTTTAACGAACTAGGCTGTGCTGCACCGTACAGCGTTGCCAAGATGGACAACCAAGTCTATTGGCTAGGCAAGGACGCACGCGGTCAAGGGATCGTCTACAAGGCCGCGGGTTACATCGGTCAACGCGTGTCTACACACGCTATCGAATGGCAGATGCAAGAGTACGCTGACATCTCAGACGCGACCGGCTACACATATCAGCAAGACGGCCATAGCTTCTACGTCCTGAACTTCCCCAGCGCCGATACTACATGGGTATACGATGTCGCTACTGGCGCATGGCATGAGCGCGCGTCATTTGCTGACGGCGATTTTAACCGCCACCGCGCTAACAACCAGATGTTCTTTAACAACACTACAGTTGTCGGCGACTACGAAAATGGCAAAATTTATGAGTTTGACCTGAACGTATACGCTGATGATGGCGCGCCGCAGAAATGGCTGCGGTCGTGGCGGGCGCTGCCCACAGGCGCCAACAACCTTGCACGTACTATTCAACACTCAATGCAGCTTGATTGCGAAACAGGCGTGGGCCTAAACACTGGCCAAGGTAGCGACCCGCAAGTTATGTTGCGTTGGTCGGACGATGGCGGCCATACATTTTCTAACGAACATTGGAAGTCAATGGGGGCAATAGGTAAGTTTGGTAAGCGTACCATCTGGCGCCGTCTTGGCGCAACGATGAAGATACGCGACCGTGTCTACGAAGTGTCTGGGACAGACCCGGTACGGATTTACATCATGGGGGCGGAACTAGCTATTAGCGGAACGAGCGCCTAATGGCTTTAGCGCCAATCAATCCGACTAACCTTACGCCGCCGCGCGTCGAATTTATCGACCCACGGACAGGCGCAATTAGCCGTGAATGGTATCGGTTCTTTTTATCGTTGTTGACAGCTACGCAGGCTACGCAAGAAGAAGTTACGTTGGGGACGGACACAGCGTCGCTGTTGGCTACCTACGACGCTATGCTGGCAACAGCTACACAAGCAACAGAAGTTACGTCCGATGGCATGGTGGCAAGCCTAGAAAGCAGCCTAAACAATCTGCAAAATGCTTTCGGTGTTACACCGCCCGATCTCGGCGGCACTGTCACTTCGGTTGCTGCGTCTGGTGGAACAACCGGCCTGACCTTTACAGGTTCGCCAATTACGACAAGCGGCACACTTACGCTTGGCGGCACGTTGGCTGTAGCTAACGGCGGTACGGGCCAGACTAGCTATACAAATGGGCAGTTGCTAATTGGCAACACCACTGGCAACACGCTTACTCCAGCCACACTAACTGCTGGCACAAACATTAGTATTACCAACGGCGCTGGGGCTATCACGATTAATGCTTCTGATTCGTTTACGGGTACTGTTACCAGCGTTTCTGTAGTATCTGCAAACGGCTTTGCAGGAACCGTTGCTACGGCCACCACAACTCCTGCAATCACTCTTTCCACTTCGGTTACAGGTCTGATAAAGGGTAACGGAACTGCACTGTCGGCAGCGGTCGCTGCTACTGACTATGTCGCCCCTAGCGCCTATGCTTCGGCCAATGGCCTTACGATGTCTACCAGCCGTCTATTGGGGCGCACTACTGCCAGCACAGGCGCCGCCGAAGAGATTAGCGTAGCTGGAGGATTGACGTTGTCTGCTGGCGTTTTGACCGGCACATCTGGCACAGTCACCAGTGTAACTGGAACTTCACCTGTCGTATCTTCTGGCGGTACAACCCCCGCTATTAGTATGCCTGCCGCAACAACATCAGTTAACGGATACTTGACTAGTACAGATTGGACTACTTTTAACAACAAAGGGTCTGGTACGGTCACAAGTGTCACAGGCACATCACCAGTCGTATCCAGCGGTGGTACAACGCCAGCGATTAGTATGCCTGCCGCAACAACATCAGTTAACGGATACCTTACTAGCACCGATTGGACTACGTTTAATAACAAGGGTTCAGGAACTGTTACCAGCGTCAGCGGAACAGGCACTGTCAACGGCATTACGCTCACAGGAACGGTAACGTCTACAGGATCGCTTACGCTTGGCGGAACGCTATCTGGTGTCAGCCTTACAACACAAGTCTCAGGCACACTTCCTATTGCCAATGGCGGCACTAATGGAACATCTACACCAACAGCAGGGGCTGTGCCTTATGGAACAGGCACGGCCTATGCGTTTACGGCTGCTGGCACATCTGGACAGGTTCTTACATCGGCAGGGGCTGGCGTCCCTACATGGACAACACCAACCACAGGCACTGTTACTAGCGTCACAGGCACAGCCCCTGTTGTGTCTTCTGGCGGCGCTACTCCAGCTATCAGCATGGCCGCAGCCACAACTTCGGTTAACGGATATTTGACAAGTACTGATTGGAATACGTTTAACGGTAAGCAAGCTACATTAGTCAGCGGAACCAATATCAAAACGGTCGGCGGCGTATCCTTACTTGGCTCTGGCGATGTCGGCACTATCGGCGCAACTTACGGCGGCACTGGTCAAAGCAGTTATGCAGTTGGCGACATTCTGTACGCATCAACAACTACTGCGCTGTCAAAATTAGCTGACGTAGCCACTGGCAACGCAATAATATCAGGCGGCGTTGGTGTTGCACCTTCGTATGGAAAGATTGGCTTGACTACGCATATTAGCGGCACGTTGGCTGTAGCCAACGGTGGCACGGGCGCAACAACACTAACTTCTGGTTATCTGCTCAAGGGTAACGGCACATCTGCTGTTAGCGCGTCTGTTGTATATGATGACGGCACAAACATCGGGATTGGCACGAATAGCCCCGCAGATTTGTTGCAAATCTATCGTTCTAGCGGAAGTGGAATTACTTCAGGCATCTCGTTGTCAACTGCTGCTGGCGGAGTCGGCGATGGCAGCTACATAAAATGGCTGAGTGCTGTAACTGCTGAAAAAGTTGCTCGTATTGATGGCGTGCTAGAAGGCACAGATGTTGGATCACTTAGATTTAACACTGGAAACGGAGCGGATGGATTTGCCGAAAGGATGCGTTTGGATGCAAGTGGCAACCTTGGAATTGGGACTACAGCTAACGCATCCGCAATTTTGGACGCGCAGTCTACCACTAAAGGCTTTCGTCTACCCAACATGACAACAGTTCAAAAGAACGCCATAGCTAGTCCTGCCGCTGGTCTTATGGTATTTGATACTACGCTTGCCAAAGCCTGTGTATATAGTGGTGCGGCTTGGCAAACGATTACTTCGATATAAGGATTGACCAATGGCCGTATCTATCAGTAACATCATCCCTGCTAAGACAGCGGAAGCAACTCAGGTAACGCAGTACACGTCAAATGGCGTGCAGACGATCATCGACAAGTTTACGGCTACGAATTATTCGGCGTCGGCAGCAACGATCAGCGTCAACCTAATTACGGCTGCGGGTACAGCAGGCAATGACAACTTGATCGTAAAGACCAAGACGCTTCAGCCAGCCGAAACATATACGTTTCCTGAACTGGTCGGTCATGTGCTGCCTAATAATGGCTTCATCAGCACAATCGCTGGCACGGCATCCGCCATCAACATCCGCGCGTCAGGTCGGCTAGTCAGCTAATGCTGGAGCGGTGCTTTGACGTGGATCGAATAAACGAGGTGGCTAACCACCCCGACGTTCGTCCATTTATAGGCCCAATAAGTTTAGGTGAGTTAGACTTTGCCGACGCGGTTCAGTTTGACAAGAACTGGTTTTTACTTGGCGAACATGGTGGATACGTGTTAGCATGGTCTTCACCTAATGTTTACGAAGTACACGTAATGATATTGCCAGAAGGCCGCGGTAAATGGGCGGCCAAGGCGCGTCAGTTTACGATTGATTACGCCGTAGAAAACGGTGCTGAAACACTATGGGCGCGAATCGCCCCTAACGCGGCTAGCGTATATATGTACGCGCGCAAGGGGGGTATGCAACCCACAGGCGAAATGATATATACCCTTGGGTCGGCATACGACCTTTATAAGATGGAGTTACCAAAATGCCACCAGCAATAATCGCAGCCGGTATTGGCGCCGCAGCATCGGTCGGCGGCGGTCTTATGGCTAGCAGCGCAGCTAAGAAAGCATCAAGGGCGCAAGTCCAAGCGTCGCAGGAAGCTAATGCTGCACAACGGCGTATGTTTGAGGAACAAAAGGCTCTACAAGAGCCGTTCCGTCAAGGTGGCTTGACAGCACAGAATGAGATTATGCAGTTGCTGGGCATCGGCGGCGACAAGGCCGCTGCGGGCTATGGTAGCCTTGGTAAATCCTTTGGCACTGAGCAATTCCAGCAAGACCCCGGCTATGGTTTCCGTCAAGCAGAAGGCATGAAGGCGCTAGAGCGATCAGCAGCCGCCCGCGGCAATCTGCTATCCGGCTCCACCCTGAAAGGTGTACAGCGTTTCGGGCAAGACCTTGCCAGCCAAGAATATCAGAACGCATTTAACCGCTATCAAGTTGAGCGGTCTGCCAAGCTAAACCCGCTGCAATCGCTGATGGGTTCTGGTCAGTCTGCTACAAACGTGATGACCGGCGCCGCAGGACAGATGGGCCAGAACGAAGCGTCTAACCTGTACAACGCTGGTCAAGCCCGTGCGTCTGGCTACGTTGGTTCAGCTAACGCATTGACAAATGCTCTAGGCCAAGTTGGTTCTATTGCGTCTAACTATCCTATGAACAACGCCATAATGAATTACTACAACAAGGGCGCACCCGGCGGCGCAATAAAAGGCTCATAATATGCCCAACCAAATGATAGCCCTTCAAGCGCGTAATCCTCAGATTGCTGATCCTGCGGCTCAGACTGCAAAATACGTCAACATGATGAACATGGCAAAGCAGCAAGAAGCCGCGCAGCGTCAAGCGGCCTTGGCGCAGCAACAGATGGACTATAACAAGTCTCAAGAAGCACGCGCAGTAGAAACGCAAACTTCAACCCAAAAAGAAGCAGCGTTAACACACCTTAAAAATCTAACGCAATTTTATAAAGATAAATTAGCTACCATTAGCCCTGCGGATAAGGCCCGTTACGGCGCTTTACGGCAACAAATTATTACTGATATTCCATCATTTGATAACGAGTTGCCGCTTCCTGATGAATGGAACCAAGAGTCAAAAGTAATTACCATTTCAAAAGCCGACGATGTAATTAAATACTCTCTTGCAACGCCAGTCGCCAGTTTGGAACTTTCGCAACAAGGTATGCCTAGATCAGTTGTTGTCGGTGGTCTTCCGGGCGCGGCTGAACAAAGACCTGTGTTTGACGCGCCAGAAGCAATGGCGGGGACGCCTGCCCCCGCGGCTGCGGCGCCAACTAACCCCATGTCGGCTAACGCACCCGCGCCAAACGCTGCCGCGGCTGAACCGGGTTCGCTTGGTTTAGTAATTGCGTCTGCTTTGGAAACAGGCATTATGGCGCAAGCCGACCTCGACCAAATGCTTTCAAAGGTACAGCCTGAAAGCCGTCCCAAGATTATGAATTGGGTGCGTCAGAATGGCATAAATGTTGCACCAAATACGCCTGCGCTAGTGGACAACCAAATGCGTGATACGCCAATGGCGTATGATGGTCAGACACCAGAGTCGCAGTTTGCTGTCTACCGCGGTGAGCCAATGCAATCGCAGACCGCTGGCCTGCGCGGCGCACCATTAATGGAACAGACGCTGGCACAGAACCGCACAAGCACACCGCTTCAAATGCGTAACCCTAACGTGTCGCCGTTGCCCGGCTCGTCACAAGTGCCTTTAACCCGTGTTGCCGCGGAAGCACAGGCCGGGCGTGAGTCGCCCGCCGAAGCCGCAGCTAAAGCCCGCGCTGTCGCTGGCGCGACCGCGGATGCTGAAGCCGCCAAGAAAGAAGCCCAGAAATTGCCGGGCCGCAAACAGGTAAGTATGCTGATCAAAAAAGTCCGTGGCGCATATGAAGCACTGGATAAAGCTGAAGCTATCCCCTCAGAAGCCCGCGGTGGATTTGCAAACGCAATGGATTATTTTGCGTCTTCAAGCCTTGGACGTGAAGCGCAAAAGATGGTTGGTACGACAACATCTAAGTACCTATCCGAAATCATCAACTCGCGTAAGCTGTTGGCAACCGCTATTAAAAACGCAAACAATATGTCCGCGCAGGAAATGAACTCTAACACAGAGTTGCAGTTGATGTTGGACGCGTTGACAGACCCAACGCAGGGTATTGAAGCTGCGCGTAGCACGCTTAACACGCTAGAAGAACTGTACGGCGTAGCGCCGGCTGCCGCTACGGCACGCAGCACACCTACCCTTCAGACTTTGACGCCAGAACAAGTACGCGCCAACCCTAAGATTAAGCGTTGGAAAACCACCGACGGAAGGATCATGACGCGGCCATGAAAAAGGATGATCCTTACGCGGGGCTAGGCGTTTACGAACAAATAGATGTAGACCCCTACGCAGACTTAGGTGTTGTTGAAATAACAACGCCCCGCGCTAAAGCCCCCCGTAAAGGCATGGACAAAGCCACGCAAGTGGCCGGCGTCACATCAGGCGCGCTGTTGCCATACGCGACCGCGGCTGGTGCTGGCGCGCTGGCTGGCGCACCTTTTGCTGGCGTCGGCGCTGTCCCCGGCGCGGCAGGCGGCGTACTAGCGTTAGGTGCGGGCGATCTCGGCACTAGCGTATACAACATGGGTGCATCACTATTTGGCGGTAAGCGTGTCCCGCTGCCGTCAGAGACTATCCGCCAAGGCTATGAGGCTGTAGGCGTTGGCCGTCAGCCAGAGACAAGCGGCGAACAAGTGTATAACGATATACTGCAAGCGGGCGCAGCAGGGCTTGGTCAAGCTAAAGGCTTTCAGACGTTAGCTGACGTAGCCGCGTCGCCGCAATCGCAAAACTTTATGCGCGCTTTAGGCCAGAACGTCAGAGGCCAAGTTGGCGCGTCCATAGGCGGCGCGGCTGCACCGTCGGTTGCGTCGAACTATTTTAATGTAGAAAACCCATATGCGTTAATGGGGCTGTCTTTGGCTGGCGCAGGGCTTGGCGGTCAAGTTGCTACGGCAGCGCCCAAGCCAGTAACCGCTGCCGCGTTAAAAGAAGAGTCGGGCAATCTGTACCGTGCAATGGAAAATCAAAATGTAAACATCGCGCCGCAAGCGATGACCGATTTGGCAGCCACGGCCCGCACAAAATTAAGCGGTTTGCGCTACGATCCAGACACAGACAAGGTAGTCAACGAAGCACTAAAGCTGTTCGACGTAAAGTCAGGCAAGCCTATAACATTTGATATGCTTGAAAAATTTAGGCGTTCAGTCCGCGATCTGCCATACAGTGAGGCTGGTGGCAAACGCGGTACGCCCGACGAGCGGGCTATGGTCAAGGTACTTGATGAAACCATAAGCGATTTTATGGATAGCTTGACACCGGCGCAGACAACGTCTGGCGACACGGCGGCGGCGGCATCGCTACTTTCCAAGGCGCGCAATGTCCGCGGACGCGGTTATCAAACTGAAACTCTTGAAAATGCGTTCACCGCTGCCACGCGGGCCTCAAGCACCGCCGATAGCACTAAGACTTTTCCGCGTGCGCTGCGCGATGAGTTTAGCAAGTTAGCTAAGAACGAGCGTAAGCTATCAAAGTTCGACAAGCCAACCCAAGAGTTGATCAAGAAAGTTGCTAACGGCACGGTCACGCAAAAAGTTTTGATGGCGCTGGGTAAGCTATCGCCTAGCGCCCGCCTGTTTGGTACGCAAATGCCTGTTTATGGCGCTGGCTATGGCGGATTGGCGACAATGTCACCTACGGCGGCTGCCGTTGTAGGTGGGACGCAAACCGCAGCGGCGATTGCAAAGGGTGTCGCAAACCGCATGACAAAAGGCCAAGCTAACCGTGCGCTTGTGAGTGCCGCCCAGCCCGGCGGCGGTATAAAGCCCGGCGGGCAAGGATTCTACGCTCTTTCACCTGTTGCACAGCAGAACGCACTTGCACAAGACCGGGCTAAGCAAGCGGCAGAACGCCGCCGTCTTGGCTTTTAACTAGAAAGCATTCTCATGGCTAGTATCGACGAAACACAAGCGCAGCTTAATACACACGAACAGGTCTGTGCATTTCGGTACGAGAGTATCTGCGCGCGCATGAAGCGTCTGGAAAGTATTGGCATAGGTGCTTGTGGAACAATCATAATGCTGCTAATTGGAATCTTGTTAAGCATCTTACTAAAGGGTGTTGCGTGAGCATAGTTTTAGGTCAACGTAGTTTGTCGCGGTTGGAAGGTGTCCACCCTGACCTAGTACGCGTTGTAAAGAAAGCGGCTGCACTGTCAGACCTTGACTTTACTGTATTAGAGGGTATACGCAGCGTCGAACGGCAGAAGCAATTAGTCAGCCAAGGCGCATCGAAGACTATGAACTCACGTCACATCACTGGACACGCTGTCGATCTGGCGCCAATGATAGGCGGCGAAGTGAGATGGGATTGGCCGCTGTATCATAAGCTGGCTAAGATAATAAAATCCGCTGCGGCGGATGAGAAAGTCCCGCTTCAATGGGGCGGAGATTGGCGCGCGTTCAAGGACGGCCCACATTGGGAACTGCCTTGGAAGTTTTATCCGAAGGGAAAATAACATGAAAGTCGTATCTTTTTTAGTTAGCCGTTTGAAAGAGCCTAGCACCTACGCTGGCTTTGCTGGCATTGCCTTAGCCTTTGGCTTGTCCAGTGAAGAATGGTCAGTGATTGCTACCGCTCTTGCTGGTCTTGCAGGCGTCGCTGCTATGTTTTTAGTTGAGTCGCCAGCACAATCCGCTGAGTAATGATAAAGCTACTTTCGTCTTTGCTGTCGCTGCTTGACCGCCTTTGGGCGGCGTGGAGTGAAAACAAGTTGCGGCAGCAAGGACGTCAGCAAGCTATCAAGGAAGCTAACGATGAAATCAATCGGCAAATCGAACTTGGCGAAGCTGCTATTATCATCCCTGATCCTGAGCGCACTGAGCGGCTGCGCGACCGTTTCGACCGTTCCCGTAAATAGCTATTGTGCTATTGCGAAACCCATATCCTACGACGCAACAAAAGATACATCAGAAACTGTCAAAGAAATAGAGGCGCATAACAGCGCCTTTATTTGTATCTGCGAGGATGATTGCCCGAAAGGCAACTAAATGGCTTCTGCCCTAAAAATTGATGAGGCGCTGTACAAATACTGCACGCCAAGACAGCGCGAAGTTCTGGAAGCAATCGAAATACATGGCAGCGCAAAGGCTGCGTCCATTTCGTTAGGTATCAACGTAGGCGCGGCAAGCGACGCCTTCATCGCAGTTAAAAAGAAGGCTGCGTTGATGGGCTACGCCCCAGAGAACGACTTCACCCGGCCAGTGCCAAACGGCTATGTTACCAAGGGCGTGTCAACCTACTACAACTCCGAAGGCAAGCCATCAGGCCAGTGGGTCAAAGCATCACTGACGCATGAGGCGCTTGTGGATGCTATGCGTGAGACTGTCGCTGGCTTCAAGGATCAGATACAGCCAGCGGCAGCTATTGCTGCTCCAGCGGCTTCTCAAGAGCATCTGTGCAACCTGTACACCTTCACTGACTATCACCTTGGTATGCTGGCATGGCATCAGGAAGGCGGGGCAGATTGGAACGTGTCCAAGGCAGAGCAAACTATAATTGCTGCGCTGATACAGATGGTCAATCAAAGCCCAACTGCACACACAGCAGTGCTCAATATCCAAGGTGACTTTCTGCATACGGATGGCAAGACACCTGTAACGCCAGCATCAAAGCACGTTCTGGACGCGGACAGCCGCTTTCCCAAGATACGCCGGGCAGCCATCCGCATCATCCGCTCACTGATGGCGATCTGTTTGCAGCGCCATCAGGAAGTCTATCTAATTATAGCCGAAGGCAACCACGACGAAGAAAGCAGCGGCTGGCTGGCCGACCTGTTCGCGGTGCATTACGAAGAAGAGCCGCGCGTCACTGTCAACGACAGCGTACTGCCGTTCTATGTGTTCGAGTGGGGCAACACCATGCTGGGCGTTCACCACGGCCACAAAGTCAAGAACGAATCACTGCCGCTGCTGTTCGCCGCGCAGTTCCCGCGAGAGTGGGGCCGGACTACTCGCAGGGAAATTCACTGCGGACATCGCCATCACCGCGACGAGAAGGAATACAATGGTGTGACAGTTGTGCAACACCCTACACTTGCCGCTAGGGATGCTTACGCTGCACGCGGCGGTTGGATTGCGGATCGTGCGGCGTGGGCCATCACGTACCATAAAGAGTACGGCGCAGTTGGCCGCGTCATGGTCACAACGGAGATGCTAGGTGCGTCTAGCCATCAGGCGGCCTAGTAGTATCACGGCCTCACCTAAGTCTTCTGGCGCATGGCCTGCCCGCAGCATGGCAAGCACTTTTTCCAATGCCTCCGCCGCGGCTGCCGCGTGGTCTGTCATTTCTTTATCCTTTTTATGCGGAGGGTATCCACCGGGATAGCAAATCATGCAATACCCGTTATGCCCTGTAAGGTCATTCCACTCACCATGCTCGCAAGATAGCAGTTTCATTTCTTCAGACCTTTCATAATCTGGACGCGCTCCCGCGCCGTCCGCATCGCAGAATAACGCTGATGCAACCGCCGGGCGATGGCAGGGCGCTTGTGCGTCTGTAACTCAGCGTCCAGCGCCTGCTTCAGTTCGTCTTCCGTAAGGTCGGACAGCACGGCAATCATCGACCGCCAGTTTAGTTTACTCATTTTTTAATTCCTCTAATGCTATGTCGGACACCGCACGCTTGTCGTGCAGCGCCGCCCATATGCGTTCGTCAATACTCTTTTCGGTTAGCATCACATAGACCCAGACATCTTTTGTCTGCCCGCTGCGGTGCAGGCGCCCGACAGTCTGCTCGTACAATTCCAGCGACCACGGCAACGACAGAAAGACCATGTGGCATCCGCCATGCTGTAGGTTCAGGCCATGGCCTGCCGACTTAGGGTGGGCCAATAGCAACTCGACCTGACCCGCGTTCCAGTGTTCGATTATGTTGGGGTCATCCATCGTCTTGGCGTGCGGGAAGCGGCGCTTCAGTTCTGCCAACTCTTCCTGATAGGTGTAGGCAACGATGGTGTTCGCCCGCTGGTTCTCCGCCAGCAACTCTTCTAGCCTGTCAAACTTGTGGCTGCTGAACCATATCGAACCGGGGCCAGCGTCGCGGTTGTAGACAAATCCCGACGCCATCTGTTGCAACTTGGTCGTTACCGCGGCTGCGTTCAACGCTACCACTTGCTCTGCGCCGAAGCGCACGACATAGTCCCGCTTCATTCTTTCGTATGGCGCGCGGTCATCCAGCGGAACCCGCACCTCTGTGACATGGCACGGCGGCAGCTTGTCCTTGTACTCGCCCGGCTCAAGCACGAACGTCGCAGGGCGGATGCGAGCCATGACCTGTTCAAGCGCGCCGGCTGCTGGAACCCATTGGCCAAAGTCGCGGTTGGTGCAGATGAAATACTGTTGCAGGAACGCACCCTTGGCACGGCCCAACAACTCTTGGTTGATTATCTTGCATTGACCGAAGACATCCTCAAGCCCGTTCGACGTAAATGATCCTGTCAGTCCCCACCTTATCCTCATCGTAGACATAATTTTCTCCATCGCCTTATAGCGTTTGCCCGACGGGTTCTTCAGCCGCGTCAGTTCGTCAAACACCACCCCATCAAAACTTGATAAATCTTTTAGTTTGTCCAAATTGTCGTAGTTGATGACCACCACGCTGGCGTTGCTTGCGATTGCTGCTGCGCGCTGCGCTGGCGGCCCGACAGCAAGCGCGGGGACAATGCTAGACCACTTGGGTGCTTCCACCGGCCAGACATCTGTACAGACACGCTTGGGCGCTACCACCAGCCAGCGTTTGACATGGCCATCGCGCAGCATCTCATCCATCGCTGCCAATGTGATCGCGGTCTTGCCAGCGCCAACAGGCGCAAGGATCATGGCGCGGTCACGTTCGTACAAGAACGTCGCCGCTTGTTGCTGGTATGGCCTTAGCTGAAGCGTTTGAGCCATGCATCTATGTCCTCTATCGACCACAAGCACGCGTAATGCTGCTTGGTGTGTGCCATCTCGTCTGAAAATATACGCTGCAATGCAGACAGCCGTCCGTTAGGCTGCTTGATCTCTACAAACCAAGCCTCACCGTTGGGCATACAAGCTATGCGGTCGGCAACGCCTATCTGCGTAACGCTGCGGAACTTATAGGCAAAACCGCCCAATGCCCGCACACGTTTGCAAAAGTACCGCTCTATTTCTTTCTCAGTCATGCAAGAAGGCTACCTTATATTCCGTTTTGCTGCTGCGTCCTCATACGCGGCGGCGGCGGTTTCAATGTCATCGAACAAGCCTAAATAGACAACGTCGCCGCCTCTACATATGACTGCTTGGTAGCGGATCGTTCCATCTTTTCGTTTTAAAACAGTAACACCTTTACGGCCAGAAGCCCCGCGACCTTTCGGGTCTAACGTCCTATTCAAATTATTTTGCGAAGATGAAACATCTCTTAAATTGCAAATGCGGTTATCGTCGCGCTCACGGTTTATGTGGTCTATAATTTCGCTGGGCCATTCGCCGTAAATGTACAGCCACGCTAAACGATGCGCGAAATACACGCGCCCCTTTATTTTTATTACGATATATCCTTTAGGGTCAGCGCGGCCTGACGGTCTAACCGGGTAGCGACCTACACGGTAAAAAAGACCTGTCGCCGCGTCATAAACAAATGTTTGGCGTAGTGTGATTGCATCTATCGTCATAGCCAGAATCTTTGCATAAAATTTTATTGCTGTCTAGCCTTGTGCAACAAAAAATAATGTGTATGGTGGCCACTCAAACAGTAAAGTGAGGTACAGTATGCAACATAGTAAGATAGTCGGCGGTTCGACCGCCAAGCGCGTCATAGCCTGCCCCGGCAGCGTGGCGCTTGTGGACACAGTTCCACCAAAGCCCAGCAGCAGCTACGCCGACGAAGGCACGCTCCTGCATGACACTATAGCTTCTATATTAGAACGTGACGTTGATCCGTACAGCATGGTCGGCACAACATACGCTGATAGCGTACTGACCGAAGCGTTGGTGGATGACAAGCTGGTTCCCGCGCTGCGTGCGCTGGACGAGATAGACCCAAAGGGGGAGATGACTTATGCTGTTGAGAGCCGGGTTGGTTTTGGTGATTTTCTACCTGACGTTTTTGGTTCTACCGATCTTCTTGGTCGCATTGGTGATAGAGCGGTCGTTCTGGATTGGAAGTTTGGCGATGGCGTGGCTGTTGAAGCCACCGAAAACGCCCAATTACTCTTCTACGCTGCGGCGGCTAGGCGCACGCCGGATACGACATGGGCTTTTGAAGGAGCCAAAGAAGTAGAACTGATCATTGTACAACCCCCGTTTGTAAAGCGGTGGGTGACAACGCTAGACCGCGTGGACGCGTTTGAGAAAGAACTTGCCGCTGCCGTCAAGATTGCTGCGCGGCCAGACGCGCCGTTGGCATCAGGCGACCATTGCAAGTGGTGCGCGGCCAAGCCTGTTTGCCCTATCATGACAGGCGCTGTAGACCGCGCACTGAAAGTCCAGATGGAAGCACTGCCTGTCGATCAGATAGCGCACTATTTGGAGCAGGCGCCCATGATTGAGGCGTTCATTAAGGATTTGCAGCAGTTGGCGCATGGGCTTTTGGAAGCGGGACAGAAAGTCCCCGGCTGGAAGCTGGTCAACAAACGTGCAACAAGGCAGTGGACAAATGAGGATAAGGCTGTAGCCTTCATGTCTGCTGCCGGCGTAGAGGCATGGGCTGATCCCAAGCCGCTGTCGCCTGCACAAGCGGAAAAGGCTTTGAAGAAAGCCAAGATAGAATTGCCAGCGGACTTAATCGTCGCTGTCTCAAGTGGTTCAACCCTTGCGCCGGAAAATGATTCCCGGCCAGCGGTTTTACAAATCGGACAGATGCTTACCAAAGCTATGTCCAAAATCCAGTAACGTAAAAAGGTACAATAAAATGTCGAATATCACTACTTTTGGCGGCGCTAACTTGCCGTCCGTTCAATCACTCTCTGGCGCTTTGCGTTCCATTCAGTCTGAAGTTGCCCCCGGTGGTACAGTCATCCTGAAAATGGACAAGACAGGCCATTGGGTTTTCGGTGCAGACCAGACCGAAGTTGAGGAAGGCAGCCTTTGGGCCGCTAACCCGTTCTCGTTCGTTCATGGCTATATTGCATGGGGTAACGGCGAAGTGCTGGCTGAGAAGCTAGTACCAGTGTCAGAGCCGCTGCCAGAGTTAGACCCAGCGCCATCAGGCGCAGCCCGCGGTTGGGAAATGCAAGTTGGCATGATGCTTGTATGCACCAACGGCGAAGACAAGGATATGCAGGCACGTTTCACGGCTACATCAGTCGGCGGCAAGCGCGCAGTGCAGGCATTGGCTGTTGCCATTGCTGATCAGGTCGAGAAAGACCAGACCAAGCCTGTGCCATTGCTCGAACTGAAGACTGAGCATTACCAGCACAAGACCTATGGCCGTATCTTTACACCTATCTTTGACATCACCGATTGGGTGTCTATGGATGCAAATACGGTTGAGAAATCAGATGATGCAGAGTTGGAAGTCGCTGCTGAACCTGAAGCCGCTGAAGGTGCGCGTCGCCGGCGTCGCGTAGCCTAAAGGGGCGTGAAAGCCGGGGCGTGTTGGGCGCTCCGGCGAGTAGCGGAAGAGTGAGAACTTCTATGTCTAAATTATGGGTTGACTTTGAAACGCGCAGCCGGTGCGACCTTCGCAGCCGCGGCGTGTACAACTACGCGCAGGACGCCAGCACTGACGTTCTGTGTATGTCATACGCATTTGATGACGAAGACGTGCAGACGTGGCTTCCCAGTGAGCCTTTCCCGCAGGCCGTCAAAGATCATAAAGGGCTGGTGTACGCGCACAACGCAGCGTTCGAGCGCCTGATATTCTGGTATGTCCTACAGGTCGAGTTTAAGCTGGAGCAGTTTTATTGCACCGCAGCACAAGCCCGTGGCAACTGCGCGCCGGGCAGCCTTGAGGATGTGGGCCGCTTCGCTGGCGCCACCATGAAGAAAGACCACCGTGGCGGACAACTGATCCGCCTGCTATCTATCCCGCAATCAGACGGCACATTCCGCGAAGACGCCAAGCTGATGCAGGAGATGGTTGACTATTGCGAACAGGACGTGCGGGCCATGCGTGCTATAGCGCAGGCGCAGCGTCCGCTGTCCGACGAAGAGTTGGCAGACTACCATGTCAACGAGCGCATCAACGACCGCGGCGTGTTGCTTGACAGGTCATTGGCGCAGGCGGCTGTCCGCTACGCTGAAGCTGAACTGGCTGAGATACAAGACATTGTCGCAGAGATAACAAACGGCGAGATAAAGTCCGTCCGCAGCCCCAAGATGAAGAAGTGGGTGCTGGACAGGGTAGGGCCGCAGGCGCTTGAACTGGCGACCATTTACAAGGACGGCGAACCTAAGCGAGCCATTGACAAGAACGTGCGGGCTAACTGGCTCACAATGGCAGGGGAAAATTCAGATGAAGTACCATCGGAAGTTGCGGAAGTCATCCAGTGCGCGGACGATCTGTGGGCATCGTCCGTTGCTAAATTCCAACGTGCGGCGGCGCTTGCTGACGAGGAGGATCATAAGGTTAGAGGAGCGTTCGTATTTTCAGGAGGAAGTGCTACTGGCCGTGCTTCATCATTTGGGCTTCAAGTCCATAACTTCCCAAGAAAGTGTGCAGCCGACCCGGCATTAGTACGGCAGGCTATGGTGCGCGGCCACAGAATCGTTCCCGATCATGGCCGCCGCGTAACTGACGTTCTAAAAGGTATGCTGCGCCCATCGCTGATGGCTGGCAAAGGCAAGCGGCTTGTGGTTGCCGATTGGGCAGCCATTGAAGCGCGGGTGACGCCGTGGGCGTCCAACAGTAGCTTTGGCGCAAACAAGCTGGACATCTTTGCCAAGGGCGAAGACGTGTACAAGCACAACGCTATGGCGACATTCCATGTCGGTTACGGCGATGTCAACACAGACCAGCGCCAGATCGGCAAGGTTCAAGAGTTGGCGTGCGGCTTTGCCGGCGGCGTTGGTGCGTTCGCCAGCATGGGCCGCATCTACGGATTGCTGATGTCAGAGAGCGATGCAAAGCGCATGGTTGACGCATGGCGCAGGGCTAACAAGTGGGCTGTGCCTTACTGGTCTGGCCTTGAAGACACCTATATGCGTGCCATGCGAAATAAGAACCGTGAGTTTACAACGGGGCGCGTTACATATTTATTTGATGGATTGCATCTTTGGTATGCCCTTCCGTCTGGCCGTGTGTTATGTTATCCTTTCGCCCGTTTCGATGAGAAAGGTGACCTGACCTACGCGAAGGCTTCTTGGAAGCCAGCCGCTGATGCTAAGGAGTGGCCAAGGGCGAGGCTATGGCGCGGTCTAGCGTGTGAAAACATCACACAGGCTATCGCCAACGACTTGCTGCGCTACGCCTTGCGGCAGTTGGACGATGTAGTTTTGCACATCCACGATGAAATCGTTTTGGAAGTGCCAGAAGAAGATGCAGAGGCTGCCGCAGCGCGGCTGGTGCAGATAATGTGTGAGCCGCCACCTTGGGCAGCAGGGCTTCCCCTGAACGCAGAGGTATCTATTATGGATCGTTATGGAAAATAAGGAGCAAGCGATGAGTGAGGATCGCAACAAGTTCATAGACTATATAGTTGGATTGGCCGCTGGTACAGTGGGCGAGACAGCTTTAGTCGTTCGTCAGAAGCCCACGCATGACAGCGATGGCAACCTGATATACCACGCAGATGGTGCGCCAAAGGCAACCTTCCCTGCGTTCCTGCCCGAAAAGGCGCGCATGAAAGAAGGCGAGGCTTGGTATGTCAACACAGGCTCGTTCGTCGTTGACCGCTTTGTAGACGGCAAGCCCGCTGCTAAGTCGAGCAACGTCGAGTTTGTCCTGTTCATGATGCTGGATGACATCGGCACTAAGTCAAAGACGCCGCCGCTTGACCCGACATGGATACTGGAAACCAGCGAAGGTTCGTTCCAGTGGGGCTATGCGTTCAACGAACAGCCAAACAAGGGCGACTTCTGCGCTGCTATCAAAGCTATTGCAGATGCTGGCTACACTGATCCGGGCGCGACTAACGCTGTCCGCAACTGTCGTATTCCCGGCAGCGTCAACATGAAGCGCGGGCGCGGTGGCTTTCCTGCGCGGCTGGTCGAGTTTCACCCAGAGCTTGAATACACTTTAGAGCAGATTTGTAGTGCGCTGGGCGTCACACCAAAGGAAGGCGACACCGCAGAGTTTAAGGCTGTGCAGTTGCGCGACAGTGGGCTGGACAACGTCCTGACATGGTTGAGCGAAAAGAGCCTAGTCCTTAGCGCGCCCAACACAGACGGCTGGTGCGCCATCGTCTGTCCTAACCATGAACATCACAGCGATGGCATGATCGAGGCGCGCTACAAGCCGCTGGATCGTTCGTTCTGTTGCTATCATGGGCACTGCCAAGACTTAGACAGCCGCACCTTCCTTGACTGGGTAGCGACTAACGGCGGCCCAAAGGTAACGCCGGGCTTGCGTGATGAGTTAATCGCAGAGCGCATGGCATCCATGTATGACAAGATAGCGCCAACGGAAGCCTTCCCTGACGAAGCCGCAGCGCGCGTGCGTGAGGTCGAAAAGAAAGAAGCAGGACGGCTGGAACAAAGCGAGTGGTTTGATCGTTTCGCTTACATACAGTCTGATGACTGCTACTTTGACATGGTTACACGTCAAGAGATAGCCCGCAACGTCTTCAACGCCCTGTTCCGTCACATTGACTGTCGTTCCATACACAACAAAAAACAGGCTGTGCGTGCGTCCGTCTATTACGATGAGCGCCGCCAAGATCGCGGTGCGCCTGCACTGGCAGCGGTGACGTTTGCCGCCGGCGATGACGTTCTAGTAACGCGCGACGGATTGGTTTACGGCAACAGGTGGACAAATGCCCGTCCTGATGTAGCGGCCAGTGATGAGATTGCAGACCATGACGTTGAGACTTGGCTGGAGCATTGCCGCAATCTGGTCGTGGATGATGTCGAACTGGATCACATCCTTGACGCTATGGCGTTCAAGATACAGCACCCTAACGTCAAGATTAACCATGCAATCCTAATTGGCGGCGACGAAGGCGTCGGCAAGGACAGTATGTTTCAGCCGTTCTTGTGGGCGCTTGGTGGTAAGCATTGGCGCAACAGATCAGTCATTGAGGCTGGCGGCTTGGACAGTCAATGGGGTTATTCGCTTGAGGCTGAAGTGGTCATCCTAAACGAACTAAAGGAACCAGAGGCGCGAGAGCGCCGCGCTATGGCTAACAAGCTAAAGCCACTCATCGCTGCGCCGCCTGAGACGCTGTCCGTCAACCGTAAGGGGATGCACCCCTATGAGTTGGTCAATCGCCTAATGGTGGTTGCCTACACGAATGACCCGCTGCCGATCACATTGCCAACACAAGATCGTCGATGGTTCTGCGTCTGGACACGCGCGCCGCGCATGACAACAGCAGCAGCTAATGCACTGTGGGCATGGTATGAGGCCGGCGGCTATGAGAAGTGCGCCGCTTGGCTGCACCAGCGCGACGTGTCGGCGTTCAACCCAGCGGCTGCGCCGCCAGTGACCGAATGGAAGCTGAACATGGTTGAGCATGGCATGAGCGTAGCCGAAAGCTACCTTGTGGACATGATGCGGCTGCGGTCGGGCGTCTTTGCCTCTGGTGTCATTGGCGGGCCGTTCCATCGTATCTGTGACGCGCTGGCGATTAACGTGCCAGCCGGTGTTAAAGTCCCGCAAGCTGCGCTGCTTCATGCGTTGAAGGAAGCGGGCTGGGTTGACATGGGCCGCATTAACTCAAAAGATCACCCAAATAAGAAGCATATATTTGTCGCGCCTGATCTTGTTAAGAAACACGGCAAGTCAGACTTGCGCCGCATGGCGGAAGAATTGCCTAAGTCGAGCATTATGCCAAATTTAGGCAAGAATTGACAACTGATATTGTGCGATGATATACTGATAAAGTCGGTGATGCTCCGCTGACCTTTTTAAGCCGCCGGTGTCTCACTCCACCGGCGGCTTTTATTTTATTCGTCCCATGCTTCTTCAGCGTCTAAGATCAGTTCGCAGGGTGGGTATCGCAGATTGCTGACTTCAATGTCGGATATTACCCCCATAAAGGCTAGATGCTCCATCAAGCGGTAGGCCAGCGTAGCCTCTGCGCGTTTGTCGTAGTCCTCAAAGGCTTCTGCTTCTTCATCGGTCATGCTGCTTTCCAATCTTTAGGATAGGGGACTGCTCGATAGCTGGTCATGTGAAGTCTACCATCTTCGCCCCAGTGTTCGTTTATGGTTGAGCCGTCATCGTTCAGCAAAACGGCAAGGTCGCCATAAATATGTAACGGCTTTCCTGTCTTGGGGTCGATGCGGTAGCGTATGTCGGCAGGGTCTATGAACCCGCCCTCCGGCCAAGGGTCATCCCGCCATACTGGCCGTGCGGCGTGAATGTATACTGGTATTTTGTCCGTCACTGGTTTTGCTCCTCTAAATTAAGTTTGTATATTTTCCCCGGTCTAGTCCCTTCAGGCACAGCGATCTCAAACGAACCCGGAAGCGCACGCCAATGCGTCCCATCTGGTATTCTGGATAGCGTTGCCATAGTGGTCTTGCCAGCCGCAGGGCTATCGCCGTAGTCGCGGGTCGTAACCATAGTGCATCTATATTCGGTCATTTGCTTTGTTCCTTGATGTAGTCGGCGCGCTTGACGCTGTCTGCTAACTGGCGCTGGTTGTAAGCCAAAAACCAATCCGCAATCTTGGTGCGTTCGATCTCCATGCCTTGCCGGATACCTTGTTCAGCAAGGCGCATCCATACAGTGCGATCTAAGTCGCCTGTTAAATAACGCTGGCTATCGTCATTAGTCTGCCGTTCCGCTTGGATGGAACAGATAGTGCGGGCTGCTTTTGTAATTTGTTCATCAGTCATTTTCTTTGTTCCTTATTTACGTAAAAGATTTTCTAATTCGCGGATCGCCCACTGGATGCCTTGAATTTCTACGCCCATGTCATGCAGGCCGTGTGCGTCCTTGGCGTGTAAAAACACTTCTGACATATCCCAGCAGACGGCTTCGCGCTTCTGTAGGGCTTCAATGCGTTCTTTGATCATGTCACCTCATCCTTGTGATTGTGGTCAAGCCATCCTTAGTTCGACAGATAAAATGCTTATCGTGCCGCTGCCCGTATTGTGATGTGTTGCGGCTTGTGCGCTTTGCATCGCCCTTGTTAGCGGCTGGCATAGTGGCGCTATCGCCTACGGCCATCGTTCCCATCGGATAGAACATAGGGCGGCTCACTTGCCTTGCTCCCGTTCTTTGCGGCGCTCTGCAAACGTCTTTCCGTCTAGCCCGCGCAGAGGCCATGCGCTTTCGGACGATACGCGATATTTGCGCCCTAAAGGGGCGGCTTGGGGTGTCTTAATCATTTTCTTATAGCTCCACTGTTGTCTTAGGTTTAGATCGTTTGTCGTTTAGCCTAGCCAGCCAATATTCTTGCTGCGGCCCGTGTGATCGTTTGGCATGGTATTTGAATAGCGCCATAGCTAGGTCATCATATCCTTTCCGCTTGTGCGTCACTATCAGCGGCGATGGCATCATCGGTTTATGATCGGGACTGTAGAAGCGGCGGCGGTTATCCGCTGTCACTTCGATGATGTCGCGCAGTGTCAGGTTTAGTCCGTGTTCGTTGTTAACGTAGGCGGCGATGACGCTGCGGTCGCTGATATAGCTGGCTAGGTGTTGGATTTGCTTTCGCAGTGCGTATTCCATTAGTTTTGCTCCTTCTTGATTGTTAGCAGTTCGCGGCTTTCGCGGATCCATGCCCTACGGAACCAATGCCTTTCGGCATTTGTGCGCCATAGGATAAACAAGGTCGTGATTTGCATGGCTAGCAGCGTCACGATTGCGTATTTCTCAGGTGTCATTTAATCCTCCAGTAATAAGGTCAAAAGGAATAATGCGGCTCCGGCGATTAACGCCGTCATTTGGCCTCTAGTTGTGCGTGCAGGGTGTTGGCCTGTTCCATCCAACTGTCGAGCCGCTTGTTTAGCTCGTCGATCTCAGTCTTGGCGTCCTCTAGTTCTGCTTCGACGTTCAGCAGTTCGCTAAGGCGTTCTGCCAGCACAACAGCCAGTTCGTGATTGCGGTCTAATGCCGTGCGGACTAATTCACCGTCCGATAGCATCCGTAGATAGTTGCGGTCATGTGTCATGGTTCAGTTTCCTCTTGCTTTAGCGATTGCTTGGTCAATGACATTGCACATAGCTACACTTGCGGCGTCATGCCCGGGCATAGTGTTATATTGTCCAACCCACATACGGGCCTTAATAAGCGCATCTAACATATCAGGCGCGGCGGCGACTAGGTGCGCTTCGCGCTCCAACGTTTCAGCGTCAATGCCGGGCGTATAGCCACCTTGCATTAGATATTCGTCGATCAGGTATAATGTTTGCGTAGTCATGGTTCAGTTTCCTTTTAATGTGATTATGATTGATGTGATTGATAGCACCAGAACGGCGGCAAAGCCGGCTGTGGCGATAATGTGCGCGATCACGCGAACCGCTCCCATCCGAAACGGCTGTCAGCCCAATGTGTTTGACCGACCTCTAGATCGCGTAGTTGCTCAACGATCTGATCGTCTGTCCGCTTGACCTGACCGACAAAATAATTGTCGCTGTCAGCGTCTATAAGATAAAATTTCTTTTCCATAGTGTCTCACTCCTATTGATTGTGGTTATGCTGCGCGGCGTTGTGCCGCTCTTTGCGCGCCTTGCTGCGTTTTGTAGCGCGTTGCGCTGCTAGGTATGCGTCCGTCGATAGTGACATACCAATAGGTGACGCCATTATGCAAAACGTGGCTTTCGATTCCGTAAACAATGGTCATGCTATTGCCCCTTTAAATGCGTTTATAACGTCTGCGCCGTTGCCAAGTGTAAAGACATGAACGCGGCAATCGGTGCACCCGTGCACGTCTGTTAGCGTTGCGATAATGCGTTGCGCTTGTTCCATGCTGGCAATGCCAGCCGTTTCGGATACTAAAAGCGTTTCGTCATCGCTATGCGGCGGCTTGCCCCAAATGATATATTCGCGGTTCATGCTGCGAACTCTTTAATGTTGCATTTTAAAACTGTGACGCGGCGGCTGTTTAATGTGCCGCTTGCGGTTACAGGCTTGCGGTCGAACTCCACAGGGCAGCACATTGATGGAATAGAACTCCACCCAACAGAACTAACAATAGTTGCGGGGCAATAGTCGCTACCAAATATGCGGGCCAATACGCGGTTACCGGCTTTGTATGTATGTGTCATTTCGTTCACTCCGTTGTTGATGCCCTCTTATGTGCCCTCAAACTAATACCGTCAAGCCCTCTTAAAAGTTATCCACAGGTAAATAACATTTATACCGAATAGTTTTGGCTCTGGCATTTCACCGGGTGAGAATTGCCTGGTGATCGCGCGGCTATATAGTCGTCATTTGTGGCGTCATTTTGCGGGGGTAAATGACGTTCCGAAAAATGGCTTGAATGCGCCTGTCACAAACAATCGGACGTTAAATAGTTATGGATATGATATTTGTTTATGAATAAAAAATAGAGGTATATAGATACCCGTGTAATTTCACGGCGACTTCAAACGTCATGACTACATGACTATTTGACGTGATGCAAAAATGTCACACTCACCCAACAATCGACGTTGACGTTAACGTCAAGCGTTGTGCAGGCGACTTCGATCACGATGGCAACATGACGTCTGTCACTGTGTTAATACAGTAACACACCGACACAGCTAGCCAGCCAATATGTTTTTCTTAATGCTAACGGCTCGCAATAAGGGAAAGGCCAACCAAAAATCCAGCACATAGAACAAAAGCAGAACGCTGCTGGCAGGGGGTGGCCCCCCCACAGGGCCGAGCGCCGCGTGGCTGACACGGTCACGGTGCGTGAACAATTTTTTTATTTGTAGAATGTAAGAGCAATTTATTTTTTTTTTAAAATGTCACTGCACCAAAGCCTGTTGCGTATCTGCGCTCAGTAGATTATTGTGCAGCTAATGACATTCTACTCACTGCCATTTACACCCGAACGTACCGAGGCTACCGAGTCGCGGTTAGAGTCTATTTATGAAGCGGCCAAGTATGGGCTAAAGGGTGACAGCCTCGCTATGGCGTCTGGACTGACACCGCGGCAGTTCCGCGTGCTGGCGGATCAAGACCCGCTGGTCGAGATGGCTGAGATCAAGGGCCGGGCTGACGGCGAGTACACCGCGGCTAAGACGCTGCACGAAGCGGCACGCGATGGCGACGCTAAGGCTGCGCTGGAAATACTCAAGCATCAGCACGGCTGGGTAGCCAAGCAGCAGATCGACGTGAACATCGACCAACAGATAAGCATTACAGGCGCACTGGAAAAAGCCCAGCAGCGCGTCATCGAAGGGACGTATCTAGAAATACCCCAGCTAGAGGATAACTCGAATGCAAGCACCGATATACAGCGCATCGGAAGAAATGGAATTGATGGCAAGGTTGTGGAGTCCGTCTCTAAAGGATGACCCACTAGCATTTGTCCTGTACACATTCCCGTGGGGCCAAGCTGGCACGCCGCTGGAGAACTTCCCCGGCCCGCGTAAATGGCAGCGGCAGATACTAGCTGACTTGCGTGACCACATCAAAGAGAACAACGGCAAGGTTGACTTCGCCACAGCGCGGATGGCGATTGCATCAGGACGCGGTATTGGTAAGTCCGCCCTAGTCTCATGGCTGACGATATGGATGCTATCGTCAAGGATCGGCAGCACTACCATCGTGTCGGCAAACTCCGAAGCGCAGTTGCGGTCGGTAACATGGGCAGAAATTACAAAGTGGCTGGCGATGTCGCTCAACAGTCACTGGTTCGAGATAGCCGCCACGCGGATCATGCCAGCCAAGTGGCTGACCGAACTGGTCGAGCGCGACCTGAAGAAAGGCACGCGCTACTGGTCAGTCGAGGGCCGGCTGTGGTCGGAAGAAAACCCTGACGCGTACGCAGGGGTTCACAACTTCGACGGTGTGATGCTGATCTTCGACGAAGCCAGCGGTATTCCAGATAGTATCTGGTCAGTGAGTGACGGTTTCTTCACAGAGAACACACCGCACAGGTTCCATCTGGCGTTCTCCAACCCACGGCGCAACACAGGCTATTTCTACGAAACCTTCCACAGCAAGCGGGCGTTCTGGTCAACGCGGGTGATTGACGCACGCGATGTCGAGGGTACAGACAAACACCTGTATCAGCGCATCATTGATGAATACGGGCCAGACAGCTACCAAGCCAGTGTCGAAGTCTACGGTAACTTCCCCAGTGAAGGTGACGATCAGTTCATCGGCAGCAATCTGGTCGATGACGCCATGAAGCGGCCACCCATCAAAGATGACAGCGCGCCCATCGTCATAGGTGTAGACCCTGCACGCTTTGGGGCGGATGCTACGGTCATCGCCATACGGCGGGGTCGTGACATTCTAGAGTTGCGGAGACACCGCGGCGCTGACACGATGGAAGTGGCTGGCTACGTCATCGACGCGATAGAGCAATTCAAGCCTGCACTGGTCTGCATTGACGAAGGCGGGCTAGGCGCAGGCGTCGTGGATCGGCTGAAAGAACAGCGGTACAAGATACGCGGCGTAAACTTCGGCAACAAAGCCAAGAACCAGATAATGTGGGGCAACAAGCGCGCAGAGATGTGGGGCGCCATGCGTGACTGGCTACGCACAGGCCACATCCCGACAGACAGGTTCCTGAAGACAGACCTTATCAGCCCGCGCACTAAGCCTGATAGTAAGGGTACGCTGTTCCTTGAAAGCAAGAAAGATATGAAGTCACGCGGGCTGGCGTCACCTGACGCAGCGGACGCCATAGCGGTCACGTTTGCCTTTCCTGTAGCATCACAGGATTTTCGACAAGGACGCGTTGACAGACGCTCTTCAAGCGGGTATTCGCCCGCTGGAGTTTCTACAAGCTGGATGGGCAGTTAATGGCAGACAAGAAAAAATCTGTGTCGTTGTCCGTAGGCCGTGGTGAGAAGTTGCCTGTGTCTAAGGGCGCGGGACTGACTGCCGCTGGTAGAGCAAAGTATAACGCTGCAACAGGCAGCAATCTAAAGGCACCTGCGCCCAGCCCGAAGACAAAGGCTGACGCAGGACGCAAAGCGTCATTCTGCGCGCGTATGGGTGCAGTGGCTGCCAAGGCTAAAGATGGCGAACGTGCCAAAGCAAGTTTGAGAAGGTGGAAATGCCCATGAAACCCGGTCTATATGCCAACATCCACGCCAAGAAAGCCCGCATTGCCGCTGGCTCTGGCGAGAAAATGCGTAAAGTAGGCACTAAGGGCGCCCCCACCGCCAAGGCTTTCAAAGAAAGCGCCAAGACAGCCAAACCAGCTAAGAAGGGTAAGTAAATGCCAGCCAATAAATACACACGCAGCCTGTACAAAGTCGGGACTGTAGCGGCTGAAAAAGCTGCCATTGCCAACCGCGACCCAGCCCGCAAGGCAGCAGCCATGAAGATTATGGCGCAAGAAGGTTCGACAAGCGCAGCCGGTGGACGCCCAGCCAAACCGCCGCAAATCATCCGCACAACTGTGGCCATGAAGCCAACGCCAGCGGCAAAGAAACGCTAAAGTGCCTCTGGTTAAGTCGCCCAGCAAAGCCGCGTTTCGCAAGAACATCAAGGCTGAAGTAAACGCCGGAAAACCTGTCAAACAGGCGGTCGCAATCGCGTACAGCGTAAAGCGTGAATCCGCTAAAAAAGGTAAAAAGTAACCACAATGGCTGATCCGACAGGTATTAACAAAGTAGGCGACGTAGCTGACATCGGTAGCGATCCAGCAAACACGCGTGGCGACCCTGATGTAATGGCAACTATGCGCCATCGTATGCAGATGGGTATGGCGGCGCTGTCGGACAGCCGTGAAGATGAACTAGACGATCTACGGTTTATGGCCGGCAGCCCTTACAACCAGTGGCAGTGGCCAGCCGACGTACTGGCGACCCGCGGCGCGGTGCAAGGTCAGACAATCAACGCACGACCATGCCTCACAATTAACAAATTGCCGCAGCACGTCCGTCAGGTGACGAACGAACAGCGCCAGAACCGCCCTGCGGGTAAAGTAATACCTGTTGATGACAATGCTGACATTGAAGTGGCAGCGATCTTTGACGGCGTCGTGCGGCACATCGAATATATGTCCGACGCTGATGTTGCTTACGACACAGCCTGCGACAATCAGGTAACGTATGGTGAAGGTTACATTCGTCTAATTACAGAGTATTGCAACGAAGAAACCTTCGACCAAGACGTTCGCATCATGCGCGTCCGCAACTCGTTTAGCGTTTACATGGATCCAACGATCCAAGACCCATGCGGTTCCGACGCTGAATGGTGCTTTGTCACACAAGACATGACAAAAGACGAGTATGAGCGCGAATTTCCAGACGCGTCGCCTATTTCGTCGATCATGTCTACCGCTGTTGGCGATGAAAGCCTGTCGGCATGGCTTGACGAAGACACTGTCCGCATTGCGGAGTATTTTTACTACAAACGCAAGCGTGAAACGCTGAATTTGTACCCCGATAACGTATCTGCGTTCAAAAACACCGACATGGATAAGCAACTGCGCGCTATGTACGGCAAGCCTGTCCGCACCCGCGAAGTAGACCGCAAAAAAGTCATGTGGATGAAGACCAATGGCTATGATGTGCTGGATGAACGCGAGTGGCCGGGTAGTTGGATACCTGTCGTGCGCGTCGTAGGCAACGAATTTGAAGTGCAAGGTCAGATTTACGTATCTGGTCTGGTGCGGAACGCAAAAGACGCGCAGCGTATGTACAACTACTGGACCAGCCAAGAGGCAGAAATGCTTGCGCTGGCGCCAAAAGCACCATTTATTGCGTATGGCGGCCAATTTGAAGGCTACGAGAACCAGTGGAAGACTGCCAACACAACCAACTGGCCGTATTTGGAAGTCAATCCAGACGTCACAGACGGTGCTGGGAACGTATTACCGCTTCCGCAGCGTGCAGCACCCCCGCTGCCGCAAACAGGTCTGATACAGGCTAAAATGGGCGCTGGCGAGGACATCAAGTCCACCACCGGCCAGTATGACGCATCTTTGGGCGCGCAAGGCAACGAACGGTCTGCAAAAGCCATCACCGCACGCGAAAAGCAGGGCGATGTTGGCACGTATCACTATGTAGATAACCTAGCCCGTGCGATCCGTCACATTACCCGCCAGCTTGTCGATATTATCCCCAAGATTTACGACACACAGCGCATTGCGCGCATCATTGGCGTTGATGGTGAAGTCAGCATGGTCAAAATGGACCCTATGCAGCAAGAGCCTGTCAAGGAAATTCGTGACCAAAATGGCGGTCTGATTGAAAAAATATACAATCCGTCAATCGGCACATACGACGTTATGGTCACTACTGG